CATTAGGAGAAGCTACTGTACAAAGAAGTCAAGAAGTTTCTATATATAGAGTTCCTAGACCATCTATTGATAGAGAAAAAGATGCTGATATACCTTTTATGAAAGATTTATGGGAAGCCATAGATAACATATCAGAACAATATCAATATTGCAAAGATGTTCTTGAAGGAAAAAGAGATATGGACCCAAATAGAAAATTGGTCCCTACATATCAAACTAAATATTTTTTAAGAGAATGAATGATAGATTTGAGAAGAGAACAATTTCTTTTAAAAGATAGTTACAGACCACCTGTAGGAAATAGTGGAGGATTTCCTTCTCATGTAGATAAGCCAGATTATATTGGTATGTGTATTGGGCCACATGTTTTATGTGATTATGAAATGCAAGTAGATTACGGAAATTGAAGACATATCCATGCAATGCTTAAATATTATTCAGGTATGAAAGCTAAAACAGATGGTAACCCATTTCATCCATGGTGGGACATGTATAACTTTTTAGATGAGTTAATTGGAAGAACTAGATTTTCGCCAGAACATAAATTAATTTTAGAAGAAAAGATTAATCATGTACCAAATGAACAAATTGTTAGTGATTTAGAAAAGCTTGGTGGTAAAAGTTATAGTGTTAATTATATAAGCACAATTTGAAAACAACATATAACTAAACAAATTGCTAAGCAAGCGTATTTATGATGGGAAGAAAAAACACATAGACCAGATGGTACTTTAGAGAATATGACTAGATGGCGTATATGTCCACAATGTGGTAGACAATTATATGCACATGAGTTAAATTTTGGAAAATATCAAGATGGCACTTTTAAAGAATTATGCAAAGATTGCGTTTATGATAATAAAATAGCAAAAGAGGAGAGAAGAAAAGAAAGAGAAATGAGAAAAGCTGCAAAGTTAGCAACTAAGTTATAGGAGGGATAGATTCATGAATGAACAATATAGAGTTTGTCCAGAATGTGGCAAAAAACAAAAATTAGATATGTTTCTTCCTACTTCTAATTCATCTCTTTATGGAATAAATGGAATGAGTTATACATGTATTGAATGTATAGCAAGTAAAATTGATAGAAAAGACCTTGGGTCTATAGATAAGTTATGTCAATTTTTAGATTTACCATATGATGCCAATAAATGGTTAGAAATGGAAAAGAAATATGAAAAACTTGGACCACTACTTATTGATTACTGCCAAGAAATGACAAATGGTAAGTATGTCGATAATGATTGGTTTAAATATAATAAGATGTGGGAAAAGTGTAGAGAGTATAATAGCGTGTTAGATGAACTAACGGCAATGCACTCAGATTTATTAATGTACCTTAGAAAAAAGTGAGGGCATATTGATGGTTTTACTTTAGAAGAATATATGAGAATGGAAGAGTATGAACGTCATACCCTAAGTCATTATCCTTTCAAAGATGAGGCGCGTAGAGATATGGTTAGAAAATTGGCTAAATTATCTGCTATATCAGACCATTGTATTGCAGAAGGTGATAATAAAGAAGCAACTACAGTTCTTCAAAGTTATAATGCTTTAATGAAAGAATTGGGTATTAGTACACAAACTTCGTCTAATGAAAACACAATCGAAAGTTTAAGTGAGTTGGTTGCTTATTTGGAAAAAACGGGGTTCTTGTTAAATTATAAAATAACGGAAAACCGCGATATAGTTGATAAGACTATTGAAAACATGCAGCAATATGTTCGTAGATTGTTTACTGATTCAAGTGAAACGGTTAACGAAATGTATAATTCTAAAAAGCTAAGCACAGAAGCTGGCACAGATATTACTGATGAAGATATTGACCAATTATATTCTGAATCAGAAGAAGAGGGTGTAGAATACGAAGACCCAATGAATGAAGTAGAATTAGAAAAAATGTTCCAACAAGTAGAAAATGAATTCAAATAGTATAGATGAAATATTAGACAAGTATTACGATACGTTCCAAGAAAGAAATGACATGGCTCAAATAGTTATTACACCACAGTATGTAGAAGACCATAGACAATGATTTGAGGATATGGTTAGATTATTTACTTTATATCCTGATTATTTAGTTGATGTAATAACACCAGCCGATTCATTCTTTAAACTATATTTTTATCAAAGGATATTTTTAAGAGTGTGTATGCGTTTCAGAGAGGTTTCTGGGACATTCCCTCGTGCGTATTCAAAATCATTTTTGGATTTCTTGGATATGAATATTCGTGGAATTATGCAACCACGAAGTAAAGGATTTACTTGTGCTGATACAAAAAAACAGGCGGCTCAAATTGTTGAAGAAAAAACTAATGAGATTTATCGACTTTTTCCTTTTTTGGTTAATGAACTTAATATAAGTGATTTAGACAAAATGAAAAAGAAATATGGTAATATGGGTTCAGACTATGCGGAAATTAAATTCCGTAACGATAGTCAAATAGATATAGTTAATACTGGTAATGCTGGTCGTGGTGGTCGTAGACATTGAGGAACTCTTGAAGAGTTTGCCATGATGGATGGGGATGCTGTTAATGAAGTAGTTATTCCATTAATGAATGTTGACCGTAGAACAGTTGCCGGTTTATTAAATCCAACTGAACCACATGCTGCACAAACAATGATTACTACTGCTGGCTATAAAGGTACTTATGCTCATGACAGAACATTAGAAACTTTGGTTGATATGGCATTAGAACCAGATAAAGCATTTTGTTTTGGTGGAGATTATAGGATACCTGTTATGCATGGGCTCTTATCTATTGATAAAGTCAAGGATAAGTTACAAGCATCTTCATACAAGCTTGAGTCATTCTTGCGTGAATATATGTCTGTATGAACAGGCGGAAGTGAAGACAGTTATTATTCTTATACGCAAATTAGTAAATGCCGTAATCTTATTAGACCAGAGTTTAAAAGAGAAAAAGATTTTAAAGGATTTTATGTATGTGCGGTCGACGTTGCGAGATTTGAAGGTGACCAAACTGTTGCGATGGTATTTAAGGTTTATACTGAAGGTGAACGTTATAAGATTCATCTAGTAAATATTAAGATTTTAAATGGGACTCACTTTAGAGACCAGGCCGCAATGTTAAAGCAATTAGATTTAGAATTTGATTTCAAAGCAATTGTAATGGATATTAATGGTAATGGTGCTGGGCTTGCTGATTATATGATTGATGAGCAAGAATTAAATGGCATTTATTATCGTCCATATGGTTTTTTGAATAAAACTAAGTATTCTAACACAGAAAAACGTGGAAATGTGCGAAAATTGTTCGGAATTGAAGCAAATCGAGGCTTAAATAGTGAAATTTATACAAATGTTCATATTATTTTGAGTCTAAAACGTGTTTCTCTACTATTAAATGAGCGACAAGCACGTAGATATTTTAGTCAATACAAAACTTGGAATAAATTAAACCCAGTTCAACAGGCTAATAAACTTATTCCTTATGCGCAAACCACTAAATTACAAGACCAATTATCTAATTTAAAGGCTAATTTGGATACTAACAGTACTATTGTGCTAACTCGTATTAACAGTCATGTACGAAAGGACTTGGTTTCAGCTTTTGCTTATGGTTTATATTATATAAATCTTATAGAAGAAGATGAACGAAAAAAGGCTAATCGAGATTGGAGTAAAGCTCAATTTAACTTTTTAAATTAGGAGGTGACACAAGTGGAAGAAAAAAACAAATTTTCTAACTATTCTAAATCTTATTTAACAGAATTTAGAAAATCAATCCAAGCTATGGGTACACCAGTTAATAATGGTACTATTGAAATTCCTCAAGGCACAATATTAACAAATGGGCACAGACCAGTTGTTCCTATCAAACCTGAACTTATTTTAAAAACACCATTATCTGATGTAAAAGCTTGGAGAAAGTTCTCAAGGATATATTTTGCTAATCCTTTATATAGAAGGATACTAGAATATTTTGCTTATATATATTATAATTCTTATATTATATCTCCTATCTTTGATGATAAGAAACCTAATAAAAAGAAATTAATGAAAGATTATAATGCAGCCTTAAGAACTTTAGATGAAGATATAGAAGTAGAAAACTTTACTAGTAAAGCTTTATTAGATATGTTAATTGAAGGAGAAACATATTATTATAATGAAGAATATAAGAAAGGCGCTACTTCATATTACAAAACTATTAAATTGCCTACCGATTATTGTAAAATAATTGGAACTGCTGGAACACCAGCTATTAATATTTTTGCTGTAGACTTAACATTTATTGATGCGGCTATGGCAGAAATGACTAAAGACAATTTACTTACTATGGATGAAGTATTAAAACAATATCCAAAAGCTATGAGAGCAGCTTATAAGGAATTTAAAAATGGAAAACTTGATAACCAATGGTTTATAGTTCCTGTTGAAAATGGTATTGCCTTTACTACAAGTGATGGTAGACCACCATTTGCATTTTTAATTAAAGAAATAGCACGTATAGAAGAATTAGAACCATTAAAAGATGATTATATTGCAACTAATTTAACAAAATTATTAGTACAGTTAATTGACATTGATAAAGAAGGTAACCCTGAAATTGATTTAGAGTTAGCCGCAGAATTCCATAAAAACTTAAAAGCTGTTGCAGCTAAGAAAAATAATGTTGATGCAATTACAACATTAGCAAAAGAAATTGATGTTTTATCATTAGGTGAAACAGGAGATGCAACAAAGAATTATGAATTCTTACAAACTTATTATGACCAATTTTATGATAACGCTGGCGTATCTGCTGAATTATTTAACTCTACAACAGCTGGTACACTTAAGGAATCACAAAAAAGAGATGCTATGTTCATGTGGAAGTTACGTGAACAAATTGCTGTATGATTTAATTTCTATTTAGGCAATATTTGTCGTAAAAAGATTATAAAAAATAGCAAATTTGTATTTTCATTTTTGGACGTGTCCTATATGAATAGAGAGGAAATGATGAAAAGTTATTTAGAGGGAGCTCAATATGGATTTTCAAAAATAGTACCTCAAGTAGCTTTGGGAGTTAAACAACGTTATATTGAATCTCTTACTGCTTTCGAAAACGACGTTCTAGACTTAGATACGAAACTTGTTCCCCTACAAAGTTCGCATACCATGAGCAATAAAACCGACATTAGAGCTAATGGACAAACTAAGACTGGCAACATAGAAGCACAAGAAGCCAGTGAGAAAAAGAACGGACGCCCAGAATTGGACGACAATGAAAAAAAAGATTCCACTATAACGAAGGAAGCGAGTTTATAGGAGGGAGCTACAATGAACGAATTACATAAGTATGCAACCTTTTCAGTTGATTTATTAGGTACTCCTAACAAAATCAATAGTACTTTCTCAATTGGAAGAGCTCGTATCTTCTACAAAGGAATGAACCGAAATCGTTCTATAATTGAAGGAGAAGTTGCTGAGCAATTAGCATCTACAATTCCTGGTACACCAGTAATTGGAACTTTTAATTATGAAACACGAGATTTTGAAGGACATGAGGAAAACCCAAGTGCCTTTGGTTTTATTCCATTGGACCCACATGCAGCCTGGGTTAAACAAGACGGTTCTGAAAAAGAATATCTAGAAGTAGATGTTGTTATTTGGGACGGACGTTTTGAAGAAGCCCAAGACATTCTTAAGAATGAAAAACACTTATCTATGGAACTAAATCCACAAACACTTAAAGGAACATTCGAAAGAAGGGGAGCCAATACTTATTACAGAATTAACTACGCAGAATTTGCTGGCATTACTGTATTGGGTGATGGCATTGAGCCTTGTTTTGAAGATGCACAATTTGTTACAGCATTTAGTAATATGGTAAGCGCTTATGCAATGTATATTGAGGAAGCACAAAAAAATAATGAAGGAGGTAAAAACATTATGGATAATATTGCTGAAATTGTAGAACCAGAAGTTACTACTAATCCAGTTGAAGAAGAAGCTGTTGAAGTTGTTGAAACAGAAGCAGAAGTTACTGAAACAGTAGAGACTGAAGTTCCAGCTGAAACAACTGAAGAAGAAGTTGCAGCTGAAGCTGAAGAAGAAAACGCTGAAGAGACTGAAATTGTAGAGACTGTAGAAGAAACATCAGAAAATACTGAATTCGCATCTGAAGACAAAAAAGAAGACGACAAAGAAGAAGAAGATGACGAAGAAGTATGTCCTGAATGTGGAAAAAATCCTTGTGTTTGCGAAAATGCTTGCAACAAAGAAAAGGATTATTCAGCTCTAGAAGCTGAGTTAGCTGATTATAAAGCAAAATACGAATCGTTAGAAAACAAGTATAATGACGCTTTGAGTTCATTAAACAAATACACTAAAAAAGAAAAATTAGAAATTATTAACAAATTCTCTACTAAATTAGAGAGTGATGAGTTAATTGAAAAATTAACAAACGAAGTAGATGAACGTTCACTTGACGAAATTAAGAATGAACTAGGTCAAGCATTAGTTGAACAATTATCTGCTGAAGAAGAAACTGAAACTACCGACACTGATTCTAATTTTAGTCTAAATATTAATATTGCAGACAACAATTTAGGAAATAGTGCGTGGGATTTAGTAAAACGCCACAAGGCAAATAAATAATTAGGAGGTACATTTATATGGCAAACTTTATAGCTAAAAGTCCTAAATATGCTGTAGCTGAATTAAATAAAGTAGCTAGTAGAAAAACTGGTGAAATTGAAGCTCAATGCAAATTAGGAGAAGACTTTGCAGAAGACGATTATTCATTAGAAAATGGTGCAATCGTATTCGTAAAAGCTGCTGATAACACAATCGTAAAAGAATATTCAGATGAATGTGTTGACGCTATGTACTTACACTTCTCAAATCCTCGTAGATACGAAGATGGAAGAAGCGGAATGGAAAACTTTATTTACCAAGTAAACGACGATTACGAAGTAGCTGGTGAATGTTATTTACCAAGACTATACAAATTAACTACAGGAGATATCTTTACTACTAACTTTGATTTTGAAGCCGGAAAAGGAATTATTACTGAAAAATTAGAAAATGGTAAAACATTTGAATTCGGTAACCACAAAATCATGGTTATAGAAAGTAGCGCAATGGACACAGTTCCTGCTAACACTTTAGGTGCTACTTATAGAGTTATCGCGTAAGGAGGGACAGAACTATGGAATTAAGTAAATTAATAGAATTAGGTATTGCTGCTGCAACTAAAGAAAATATTCCAGCAGAATACAGCCTAGCTGACGTTAACGAAACTCTTAGAGACGCTTTAAAAGAATTCAATAACTATTCTTATTACAGAGCTAACAAAAACGTATTATTCCAATTAATCGAAGAAATCGCTAACGTAGTTGTTCCTAAAAAAGTAATCGCTCAATTTGGTTCATTCGCTGAAGTTCAACATGTTAATGTTGGAGAAAAAATAGTTTTCAAACAAAGAACAG